CTGTCTTTTTTAGATTTACCCGCTTTGAGTAAATCCTTCATTACATCTTCTGTGATAAACTCTCCAAAATTTAAAAGCTGTTCTATTTTTCGTTTCTGAATTGGTGTATCTTTACGTTTCATCAATTTTGCTTTAGTAATTGCTTGTTTCTTTTTCTCAGCTGGTGTAAGACCCTGTTTCTTTACTTTTTTTCTACGGTTCAATTCTTTATTATAATCTTTTGTTGTCATCAATTCTGGGTTATCTTTATCTCCAGCATTTCTCCAGCCAGTTGGAGCTTCACCATTATTATTAAAATATTCTTCAGCATCTTTTACATCCTCAATTCCACCACGTTCATCCTCAGCTTCTTGCTCTCCCCTTTCAGCCTTACCCTGTTTTGCAGTATTTCTTGGATCTTCTTTTTTCTGCAATTCTTTCTTTTTTTTCTCTATTTCATCATTTGTCATATTAGCTGCAGCAGTACCAGCTTTTGCAATTTCAATAGATTTAGTTACTATTTTCTCAGCATCATCATCCCACTGTTTTATGTCAACAAAAACACCATTCTCTTGATTTTCTTGTTTCTCTTGTTTAGTTTCTTTATACCCTTTAATCTTTTCTTTACCCGCTTTAAAGAGTTTCCACCCAGCTACTCCTAAACCAGTGACAGCCATCGCAGTCATCATTGCACTAGCGAATGGTCCAACCTCCGTTATATACTGTTGTTCCGCACGGAACTGTTTATATTTTTTCATATAACGGTGTACATTTATTGTGATGTCTCTTTTTCAGCCGCCGCAACGAAAGTATCTGCTACTTCTTGTTTTGGATGAGAAACAGTATTAAACATTGCTTGAGCAACTTCTGCTTTCTTAGCCTCCAGATTTTTCATAATTTTGTTAGCTATTACACTCTGAATAGCTTCTTTAACTCTTGATCCATCACTTGAGATGGAATATTTCACAATATCTTCGGTTGAATAGTCACTCATTTTTAATCCTTTTTTTAGTGGTTAATTGTATTTATATCAAATCAATTCTATGATTCAGAAAGAACATTTTTCATTATTTCATTCATCTCTTTTTTGAGTTTTATATCTTCTTTTATAAAATTATCTTGTTTTGGAACGAAAGCTTCATCTTCTTCTTCTGGAGGTTCAGCTTCAGTTTCAGCTTCAATCTGTCTATCTATCAAACGAACTTCTTCATCGGTTTGTTTTAGAATTCTCTTTCTAATAAATTCCTTAGAATAAAAAGTTCCAACAATTTCATCAGCGTAGTTCATGTTCTGTAAAGTACTCAATCTTTCGTTCATCATTTCTGCTTCTTTAAGTTCTGAGAAGTGAGAATCTGACTGCCATTCATAAAAAAGATTAGGAGAAATTGCTCTCCAATCATTTAATGTAAGAACACCCTTTAATATTAATTGTTTTTCAAGACAAGAATTAAAAAGATGATTAAATCTGTTTCTGAGCCTTTCGACAAATCTTGTAAATTTTACTTCATCTCTGGATATTTCTTGAGCTCTTCCAAGAACAAAACCAGACTCTGATTCTAATCTTGATACAGGAACATTGAGAGACTTATAAAGTTTTTTCTGGAAATATTCAACATCGGCCAGTTCGCCAAGATTTTCTCCGCCCGGAAGTGTGGTAATCTCTGTTCCTCTTCCACCCTCTCTACGAGGCAACCAATAATCTTCCAACATTGATTGGTGTTTTCGGTCATCTCTAACTTCACCAGTTTGTGCATCATAGACAAGTTTGTTTTTATAACGAGTCATGATGTCTTTAAGATACTGTTCTGCTTTTTGTTTTGGAAGGTTACCAACATCAATATAGAAAATCCTTCGTTCAGGAGCTCTTGAAATACGGTAAATGACTACCGAATCTTCAATCATTCGTAATTGATTAAGAGGTTTGATTGCTTTATGAAGATATGAAAGAACCATTCTCTTGTCTTCGTTTAACAGCCCAGAATGACAATATGCAATAGAGTCTGATGCAATTCTCAGTATTTGACCACCCTGCTTTCCATCCATACCAGCTTCATTGAATGCAAAATATTCTTCAATCCTTGGCATTACTGTGGGCTCACTTGGATCTTTTGGTGGGAGAATTTGACGAACTTTTCTAATCTTAAGTGCATCAATTGGTCTAAGTTCTAAAATACCTTTTTTGGGATTTTCGGGATCTATTATGATGTGATAATAGAGCCTCCCATCAACATACCATTTACGAAAGATATCAAATCCAGTATCATTAAATTTCAACAGACTTAATATTTCTCTAAAATTTTCACCTATTTTTGTTTTAATGTCTGGTGAAATATTAACATTAGTAAGATTGAGAGAAACCGGAGGCTGTTCTCTGTCTGCAACAACAGCATCATTTACTATATCATCTATTGCAATTTCTGCTTCTGGAAAAAGTGACATAGTTCTGTATCGTAGAATTAGATCTGCTTCATTTTTTGCAGAACCTTCCATATCCAGATAGGTAGCGTAGGCACCGCCAGGGGTCCCTGCTACATCTATTGCACCATCTTCTGAATCTGGGAGTGTAAAAGAAACGCGGTCTTGTTGTTCCTTTTCTTTTTGTGTTCTTCCAATTGTAAAACCAAACAATTCAATGGCCATTTGTACTACTCCAAAAGTCAGGGACTGAGCGTCCCCGGCCCCTAGTTAGATTTAAAATATAATATAAAATAATAAAAACTATGCTGTAACTATACCAGTATGGTGCCAATAATCGTAAGCAAATTCAACAGTAAATTCTTCAATGGCATCATTTGTATCCCATGAAAGAGCAATTTCACTTACATTAACTGGAAAAATGTTTGTAAACGAATATTCTGCCAATACATTTGTTTCTCCGGTTTTACCATAATGAGTTACCACCGCATCACCATAAAGAGTACCATCACCAGCATTTATTGTTGAAATGTTTCCTTCATGAGTACCCATTGCAGCCATCCATTTTTCAAATCCATTTCTAAGATTGAAATCTTCATCATTTATTATAGTAACTGACCAGTTCTCAAAAGTCTTATTTCCTGGAACTTTAACAGTTCTACCAAAATAAGGAACTTCTATAACTCCAACGGTCATTGCTGGAATTTGTGCAGATTTACATGCAAATTTAAATTCTGGTTGACTCAGCCCAAATGCTGTTACAGCTGAACCAGATATAATAGCATCAAATAGATTAGCTCGTGCTCCAGCGTTATTTAATGCAGTACTTCTAAATGTGTTTATTGAAAATGCCATTTATTATTTCTCCCGATGACCAAAATTGAAGATGGGATGGGGAAGTCTTTTTTACAAGTGCTGCCTTCGCATGCCATCGTCTTCCCCCATCTATAAGTTATTTATATACTATTATTTATACTATTTTTAACCAACCACTTCTGAAAACTCAACTCCGCTACGAACAGCAACAAAGTTTAGTTGTATAAAGTTGATAGAACGGTTTGGTTTTACATAAATGTCACCTACAAATTCGTTACGGTCAACTACATCACCAGTGTTGTTTGAACCATCACAGACAACTTTAAAATCTGTAATACCATCTCGGCCTTGAACATTTCTCAAGAAAGGTTCTACTGCACCAACAAACTGAGCTCTTGTGAAAGCATCGTTGAATTCAAACAGTTGTGCTCGTGCAAACCTTGAAATAGCCTTTTCCATAATAATGAAAAGTCTTCGTACATTGATTCTATCAAATGCAGAAGGTTTTGCTAAAAGGGTTTTATCACCAAACAGAACAGTTCCATCTCCCATAAATGTTACTACAGGATTGACATTTTGTTTATATAAAGCATCTCTTTCAGATTTTCTTGGATTAAAGGGAAGTTTTATTACATTTCTGAAATTTCCTCTATTAAAACCTGCTGGAGAGAACCAAGCATCTCTGTTTGCTTCTGTAGCAGCAGTAACTCCTGCAGTATCTCCACAAAGAGGAACATAACGATAAACATCATTATACTTATCATACTGATATTTCCAGCCAGAATCAAGAACTGCATAAGAAGAAGACCCTAAATTATTTCTAAAATCAATTACATTGTCAGCTTCTGTTCCTTCTGAATTCACAACATCCGTTTGTTCTGGAGAAAGGAAAGCTACAACATCTTTTCTACCTTCAGCAATTGCAATGAGTTGAAGTGCAACTGTTGCAGAAGCTTCTCCACCAATCATTAATCCAATATCTACTTCTTCTGCATCTCTGAACTTATTAAATGCAGTAATTTTATCTCCATCGGAGGGAGCAGAACCATCAACTCCACCAGATAAACTTGTAGTTTTTACGAATGAACCACCAGTAATACCAGAGGAAAATTCTGTTGAAGTAGCTGCTATACTTCCCCACGCAGTAACCGAAGCTCCACCAGTTGTATAAGCATCACCTATAGTATCATGATCCATCCACCAAATATATTTTGACTTACGATTAAGAACATCAACATAGTACGCGGATGTGCCATCTTCGTATTTTGCATTTTTTGCAACAGAAGTACCAGTGAAAGTTTCTAATCCAGTTTCTCTCGTTCCTGTCCATTCTCCATCTTCATCCATAACTACAACATGTACTTCATCGTAAAGTGCACCCTTTGCAGCAGAATGCTCTGTAGTTACTGGTTCTTTATCAAAAAGACCAGCATATTCCCATGTTCTGGAATATGTTTGAGCAGTTGCAGTATTTGTGAACGGTGTAGAAACAATTACTGTAGAAGAGTTAGTTATTGAATTAACTC